CCAGCAGACAAGATACCACGGAAACCTTACGACAAATTGCGGTACATAATGCGACCTATCGTGAGATTTGTAGTCAGAACGAAGGAACCCCATGACAGATATTTTAGACCAGCTCGTCGAACGTGAAGCACAGATTGAAGCCTTGCAACAAGCGGCACGCCGAATGAATCCGTTAAGTGCAGAAGCCATTCAACAGATTGCCGAAGACGGGCGAAATTGTGATGAATGTGGCGAGCCTATCCCCAAAGCGCGCTTATTGGCGCAACCTTTCGCACGTTGTTGTGTAGATTGCCAAGCCTTATTAGAAAAGACGAATAAGAGAAAATAATGTTAGAGATTATCGAATTTTTACAAAAGCATTGGTCGATTGTGATGGCAGTTGGCGGCATTGTGTGGACGTATTTTTGGCTGACGATGGACAGTAAATATGCGCGTAAATCTGATGTAGCTGACTTGCGCAAAGCCATTGATAACAATGAAAAGAGCTTATCTGAAATGAAAGGCGAACTGCGCCATTTGCCGACTTCGCAAGACGTATCTGATTTGCGGATTTTGATTACAGAGATGAAAGGCAAAAGCGATGTGTTAAGCACGAATATTAAAACCTTAAATCATCAGGTGGCATTATTAATTGAGAAAGAAGTGAGCAAAGAATGAGTAAAGATATTTTTACCAAAGACCAACGCCTTGTGATTTTGCGATCCCTTGTGGAAGCTGGTTATGACGCGAATGAATCCATTTTAGATGATTGTTTGGCGTTATATGGGCATAAAATCAGCCGTGATTTGGTTCGCACCCATTTAAATTGGCTGGAAGAGCAAGGCTTGGTGAAAATTGAGCGTTTAGGCAACGGTTTTATGATTGCCTCCATTACCCAACGCGGTGTGGACGTGGCTAACGGTGAGGCTGTAGTGGACGGTGTAAAACGCCCTGCGCCAAAAATTTAAAGGACGTTTAAAGGTGGTTTAAATGACAGAAAAAAACACCCGTGGACGTGCCAGTAAAGTGGATTTATTGCCGCCTAACATCAAAACTCAACTGGCGATGATGTTGCGTGATAAGCAATTTTCACAGGCGGAAATTTTAGACGAAATTAATGAGTTGATCCGCGATTGCGGTTTGCCCGAGACGGCGTTACTGAGCAGAACAGGATTAAACCGTTATGCCAGTCGAATGGAAAAGATGGGGGCGAAAATTCGTGAAAGCCGTGAGATGGCGGAATTATGGGCAAAACAATTTGGCGAGGCACCGCAATCGGATGTAGGCAAACTTTTGATGGAAGCGGTGAAAACTATTGCTTTTGATAAAGCGATGTCACTTGGTCAGTTAGATGATGTGGATCCGAAAGTGATTAATCAGCTAGCGTTGATAGCCAACCGCATAGAACAAGCGCAAGCCATTAGTGAAGAGCGCGAGCGCAAAATTCGTAAAGAAGTGGCGCAACTTGCCGCTGAAACAGCGGAGAATGTTGCCGTGAAAGCGGGTCTTTCAGCGGATGCGGTAGATATGTTGAAGGCGAAGATTTTAGGGGTGGCGTAATGCCAGAAAATTCAAAAAGTGCGGTGAAAAAATTGCCTGATTTTATCCCGTTCGACAAAAATGAAGTCTTGTTGGGCTATCAGAAACGCTGGATTGCTGATGATAGTCCTTTAAAAATTGCAGAAAAATCACGCCGTACCGGTCTTACTTGGGCGGAAGCGGCGGACGATGTGTTGATTGCAGGTAGAGCAAAGTCAGACGGTGGGTCTGACGTTTTTTATATTGGCTCTAACAAAGAAATGGCGCGCGAGTTTATTGATGCGTGCTCGATGTGGGCTGGTGTGTTTAACCAAGCAGCAGGCGAAATCAGCGAAGAAGTATTGGAAGACGAAGACAAAGATATTCTTACCTATGTGATTTATTTTGCTTCCGGTTTCAAGATTAAAGCCCTGTCCTCTAATCCGAAAAACTTGCGCGGTATGCAAGGGGTTGTGTGTATCGATGAAGCCGCATTCCATGAAAAGTTGGCCGAAGTATTAAAGGCTGCACTCGCGCTTACCATGTGGGGGGCAAAAGTGCGGTTGATTTCCACCCATAATGGCGTGGATAACCTGTTTAATCAGTTGATTCAAGACAGCCGTGCGGGGCGTAAAAGCTATTCAATTCATACGATCACCCTTGATGATGCCTGTGCGGAAGGCTTATATCGGCGCATTTGTCAGGTGAGTAAGCAGGAATGGAGCCAAGAGAAAGAAGCCGCCTGGAAAGCTGGGTTATTACGAGAAACAGCGACAGAAGATGATGCACTAGAAGAATACTACTGTGTACCAAAGAAAAGCTCGGGCGGTTATATTCCACGCCCGCTTGTTGAGCGTGCAGCAGACCCAACAAAAGTCGTTCTGAAATTTGAGTGTGACGACAAGTTTATCACCTATTCGGAAGAAGAACGTCAAGTGCTAACGCTGGAATGGCTCCTTAAAGATGTGCTACCTCATTTGGAAGCCTTAAATCCAGATTTGCGCCATAGTTTTGGCGTGGACTTTGCGCGCAGTGGCGACTTGAGCGTGTTTGCCGTGTGTGCGTGTCAGCCAAGTACGGCGCGGGAAATTGAACTCACGCTGGAAATTCGCAATTGTCCTTACGACCAACAAAAGCAAATTATGTTGTTTGTGTTACCTAAATTGCCACGTTTTATTGGGTCGTCATTCGATGCTACGGGTAACGGGGGATATTTGGCAGAAAGTGCCTTGTTACGATATGGCGCAAGCATGGTGGAAACGGTGCAACTCAATGATAAATGGTATCGAGAATGGATGCCGAAATATAAGGCGTTGTATGAAAGCGAGTTAATTAAGATTCCACGTAATGAAGAGATTATCTTAGACCAAGGGCATATTGTGGTGATAAACGGTGTGCCCAAAATCGACAAAGCAAGAAGCAACGGCAAATCTGGCAAACGCCACGGAGATAGTGCTGTGGCGTATTGTATGGCGGTACGCGCGAGTTTTATGACGGGGGGCGAGATTGAATTTACACCCCTACCGAGCAAGCATACAGAAGAAGACGATGGCGAATTTGATAGTTTTATGACATCCGATTGGGATTTTTAAGGATACACCTATGCAAAGCAAAATTTTAGATATTCACGGCAACCCGTTTGTATTTGACGATGCGTTACAAACGGAAAATGACAGCCGCTTGGCGTGGCTTGCTCGTACCTATAGCGAACACCCGACCAGCGGATTGACACCTGCAAAAGCGGCACGCATTTTACGCGCCGCCGAGGTGGGAGATTTAGTCGCACAGGCGGAACTCGCGGAAGATATGGAAGAAAAAGATGCGCATTTGCAATCAGAACTGGGAAAACGCCGCAGTGCGCTGTTGACGGTAGATTGGAAGATTGTGCCACCACGTAATGCGACACCGGAAGAACAGCGTGATGCGGATTGGTTGACGGATGTTTTGCTGGATGCCACTTGGTTGGACGATTGTATTTTTGATGCTACCGATGCAATTTTAAAAGGCTATTCTTGCCAAGAAATTCAATGGGAGCCAGAACTGATTGGCGGCTTGAAGTTGATTAAATCTGTGCAATGGCGCGATCCATCTTGGTTTATGACCCCGACTTTTGAGCGAAATACCCTACGGCTACGCGATGGTTCGGTAGACGGTGTGCCATTGCAACAATTCGGCTGGATTACGCATATTGCAAAAGCCAAGACTGGTTATTTGTCGCGCATCGGCTTAATACGTACATTGATTTGGCCATTTATTTATAAAAACTATTCAGCGCGAGATTTTGCCGAGTTTCTAGAGATTTATGGGCTGCCTATGCGCTTGGGTAAATATCCAGAAGGTGCAACTAAAACGGAAAAAGACACGCTATTACGCGCAGTGATGAGCATTGGGCATAACGCTGGCGGGATTATTCCGCGTGGGATGGAAATTGAATTTGAACGCGCGGCAGAAGGCAATGCGACAGAATTTATGGCAATGATTGAGTGGGCAGAGAAATCCATGAGTAAAGCCATTTTAGGCGGCACGCTCACTAGCCAAGCGGACGGTGCAACCAGCACAAATGCACTGGGCAATGTGCATAATGATGTGCGCCTTGAGTTACGCAATAGCGATTTAAAACGCCTTGCGGCGACTTTAACGCGCGATTTAGTCTATCCGCTTTATGTGCTCAATACGCATGGATTACGCGATGTTAGACGCATTCCGCGTTTTGAATTTGATGTGTCGGAATCGGAAGATATTAATCAATTTTCTGATGGTATTAATAAGCTAGTCGATATTGGCTTTCGTATCCCGACTCAATGGGCGCACGATAAGTTACAAATTCCGATGGCGGGCGAAAATGAAGCGGTACTGGAACGCAAAACGCAACCAAATTTTACCGCACTTTCGGCACAAAATGAGAAAGGTATGGCCGTGCTGTCGGTGAAACGCGATCATGAAGCTCTAGTCGATGAAATGGAACCGACTGCCGAGCAATATGAAGCGATTATGGATCCGTTATTGAAACCTGTGGTAGAAGCCTTACAGCAAGGCGGTTATGAGTTTGCGCAAGAAAAAATAGCAACCCTATATGCGCAATTAGACGATAGTGAATTGGAGTCTATGATGACGAAAGCGATTTTTATTAGTGATTTATTGGGACGTTGCGATGCCAAATAATAGCGATTTGGATATGGGCTATTTGTTGCGCCTTGAGCCGAAAATGGCGGTGGATTATTTAAAATCGAAAGGCTACAAGATTACGTGGAATTGGCAAGAACAGCTCGATGCTGCGCACGCTAAAGCCTTTACGGTGGCAAAAGTGACTAAGCTGGACGTGTTGGAAACCTTACGCCAAGCAACGGAAGACGCCGTGCAAAGCGGTATGTCAGAGCGTGATTTTATTAAACAGCTTGAGCCTAAATTACGCGCGTTAGGTTGGTGGGGTAAGCAGGAAATGACCGACGACCTCGGACGAAAAACCGTGGTGCAATTAGGTAGTCCGCGCCGTTTGCGCACCATTTTACGCACCAATAAAATTACTGCTTACCACGCCGGGCGTTATGCGGAGCAAATTGCCAACAGCGACGAACAACCTTATTGGCAGTATGTGGCGGTGCAAGATAGCCGCACGCGCCCAAGCCATATGGCATTACACGGCAAAGTGTATCGTTTTGATGATCCGATTTGGGATACCCTTTACCCGCCTAATGGCTGGGGCTGTCGCTGTCGAGTACGGGCATTGAGTGATTTTCAACTGAATAATTTAGGGCTTTCGGTGGATGAAAGTGGCGGACGTTTGCAAGAAGAATGGGCATTAGCTGGCTCAGATCCGCTAAGCGGTGAAGAAACGCATAGCAAAATTACGGTATTTAAAACCAATCAAGGCACGATTAAAACGGAGCCAGGTTGGAATTATAACGTCGGGCAAGCAGCATTAGGCACTGATCGCGCGGTGATTCGTAAATTATTGCAAGTGCAAAATCGTGAATTGCGCCAACAGACTATTCAGGCGATTAATAACAGTGAAGCACGACATAAGGCGTTTGCGGATTGGGTGAAAGCGATGTTGTCGAAGGATAAGCACGACAACAAATATATGACGGTTGGAATAATTGGTTCAGATATTGCTGAAAAGGTGACTGAAATATCCAATGGAAATAAAACAACCGAGCAATTATTGGTGATGACTGAGCGGAATTTTACTCACGCTAATAGCCCTAAACATAGAGAAAAAGGAGTTGCATTATCCAAGGAGGATTTTGCGTCGCTGCCTCAAATCATTGCGCAACCTTTAGTGATTGTATGGGATAAAAAACACAATAACTTAATTTATGTAAATCAAGCTAAAACCATTAAAGTGGTTGCGGAGCTTTCACCACGCGACAAAAAGGTTAGATTTGAGCCCAAAGAAAAACTTGACGCCGTAATTAATACTTACAAGTTAGATTATGGTGATTTTGTTGGGAAAGTGAAAAAAGGCGATTATGTCATCATCAAAGGAAGTCTATAAATGGCGGCGGAAAGGAATCGAACCTATATACTCAGCACTTTTGTGCCTGATGCTTACCCTTAGCAAACGCACCGCCATTTATGAGATTGGTTCAATCTACCCCCGATGTGTGTAAAAGTCAAATTTTAAACGGAAAAAGATTATGCACTTTGATTTTAAATTCGATAGTAAAGCTATTACGAATAAATTTCAGAAATTGCAGGAGGCGGCAAAGTCCGAAGGGCTTACGCGTAAGGTTGCTAATGTGTTATGGCAAGAAAGCGAAATGGCTTTTGATGAAGAACGCACGCCAGAAGGCGAGAAATGGGCAGCATTGCACCCTAAAACCAAGCAATCGAGAGAAAATCGCGGCTATGATGGCAAAATCTTACAGGTACGCGGGGATTTGGTGGCGAGTTTAAATTTAGACTATGGTGATGATTTCGCAATGATTGGCGCAGCAGAGCCTTATGGTCAGTACCATCAAAGCGGCACAAAATCTATGCATGCACGACCTTTCTTAGGATTGGGTCAGAGCGGTCAAAAAGAAATTCGACAAATTATTTCTAACCGCTTTAAAGAAGTCCTTTCGGATGAATAATAAAAACCGCCCTAAAACTGCCATATACGCATTTTTATTTTTTATGGTAAAGTTTATCGGGTTAAAAAATTTAAACGCACTTAAACGTATTTAAACGCCTCTTAAACGATTTTATAAAATCCTTTCTTGTCTAGGTGTATTTCTTTTTCAGAAATACGCCTTTTTTATTCCTGATCTTCCACAAACTCACCCAAACCTCTTTGCCCCCCAAAATAGCACTATGAACGCAAAGATAACCCCATTGGCGGTTTTGACCGCCCAACTTACCGCTACCCCCGACGGCTGGCAGCAACTGTTACCTAAAGGCGAGTTTCGCTCACGGGATGGTTCGCCTACCGATGTGGCGCATTGGTTTTTAGATGAAGCCATTGCGAGCCGCTTAATTGGCTTGGTGCGCAATTTAAAACAAGACGTGCTCGTGGATTATGAACACGAATCTTGGTTTAAGGCGAAACAGGGCAAGGAAGCGGGTGCTGTGTTGGCGGCAGGTTGGTTTAATGCAGATGAAATGCGTTGGTTTGATGATGAACAACGTCAGGGCTTATTTATTAAGCCGCGTTGGACACCGAAAGCCTACGAACACATTAAAAATGGCGAGTTTGCGTTTTTAAGTGCGGTGTTTCCTTACGATGAGCAAGGCATACCGCTGGAAATCCGAATGGCAGCGCTGACTAATGATCCTGGTGTGACTGGTATGCAGCGGTTGGCGGTGCTTTCGGCAACCTTACCCAAACAGGAGAACAGTCGAATGGATCTGTTGAAACAGTTGTTGGCGACACTCGGTATTGAGATTGCCGAAGGCGCGGAGCCGACAGAAGAACAAGCCAAGCAAGCCAAAGATGCGCTAGACGCACTGATTAATGGCAAAAAAGAGGCGGAAGAACAAGTGGCGACCTTGAGCGCGAAATCCACTCAAGTAGATTTAAGCCAATATGTACCGAAAGCGACCTATGACGCAATGGCAAGCCAAGTAGCTGTGCTGTCGGCACAAAGCGAAGAAACCCAAATTGAAAAAGTGGTGACGCAAGCGCGCAATGACGGTCGTGCGATGAAGGCGGAAGAAGATTACTTGAAAGCCTTCGGCAAACAACAAGGTGTTGCTGCGTTGTCAGCAATGTTAGATAGCCGTCCGAAAATTGCGGCGTTAAGTGCACAGCAAACCACACAGGTTGCCGCGACAAAAGCAGAAAAAGGCACAGCAGTATTAAGTGCAGCGGAAAAAGAAGCGGCTAAATTACTCGGCATGAGTGAAGCTGATTACGCAAAACAACTGGAGACTGAATAATGGCAAATGTAACCCCTGATATTGTTAAAGCCCTGTTTGTCGGCTTTGGTGCAAACTTTAAAGAAGGCTTGGCACGTGCTCCGAGTCAATACAGCAAAATTGCGACGGTAGTGAAATCGCAAACCGCGGCAAATACCTATGCGTGGCTCGGTCAAATGCCAGGTTTGAAAGAATGGGTAGGTGAACGTGCGATTACCGCGATTCAAAGCCACGGTTATTCGATTACCAACAAAAAATGGGCTAACGCGGTGGAAATTGCGCGTACCGATATCGAAGATGACAACGTTGGCGTGTATAGCCCACTCATTGAAGAATTGGGGCGTGCTGCAGGTGAATTACCAGACACTTTAGTATTTGGTGCGTTAAAAGACGGCTTTACCACTGAATGTTACGACAAGCAGTATTTCTTTGACACCGATCATCCGGTGGGCGCAAATGTGGACGGCACCAGCCCGAAATCGGTAAGTAACATCACCGATGATAGCACTGGTGTAACCGCAGACAATGCTTGGTATCTCTTAGACTGTTCGCGCGCCTTAAAGCCGATTATTTACCAAGAACGTAAAACCCCAACACCAGCGCAAATTACCGATCCGAATGATGAAAAAGTCTTTATGAAAGACGTGTTCACCTATGGTGTAGATGCGCGTTCTAACGTGGGGTATGGTTTCTGGCAAATGGCGCATGCAGTGAAAGGCAAACTCACGGCAGAGAACCTTTGGAAAGCCATTAAAGCGATGCGTGCAGTACAAGGGGACGGTGGCCGCCGTTTAGGCATTAAACCAACCCACATCATTGTGCCGCCATCGTTGGAAGAAGAAGCAACCAAGTTATTAGAACGTGAGTTCCGTGTCGAAGACGGTGCGGCCGTGGATAACGAATTGAAAGGTCGCTTGGAATTGGTGGTCGCCGATTATCTGTAGGTAAATGCGGGAAAAGTGCGGTGATTTTTAACCGCACTTTAAATGCTCTTTAAACATGATTTAAAGCAGGGAAACAATGCAATGGAAAAACTTTATCAAGGCGGTGGTGTACTGGTACAAAACCGCATTAAAGACGGCTATCGCAGAGCTGGGCTTAGTTTGCACAAAGGTGACAATGTTTTTAAAAACCTTAGTGCGACGCAAATTGCGGCCCTTAAAGGCGATGCGCGTTTGGTGGTTAAAGAAATTACCGCGACAGACGGTGAAAAATCTGGCGAAGGGTTATCGGAAGGTGATGCGGATCGTGACGAAGAAAAATCAGTTCGTGAAGATCCATTACCAACCGATTTAAACACCTTAACCGTTGAACAGCTTAAAAATGCATTGCGCGAACGTGGCAAAACCTTTGATGGTAATGCGAAGAAAGCAGATTTAATCGCATTATTGAGTGAGGCTGAATAATGTCTTACGCCAATGTTACCGACTTAAAAAAACGTTATGGCGAAGAAGAATTGTTGGATTTGGCGCGCTTGTCAGATGGTACGTTGGACGAGGCAAAAGTTGATGAAGCCTTAGAGGACGCAGTGCAAACTATTGATAGCTACTTAGCTGGACGTTATACCCTGCCACTTAATAACATTCCTGCGGTGTTAGTGCGTCATTGTTGTTATTTGGCACGTTATTTTTTAGAGAAAAATCGCCCAACTGATCAAGCACGACAAGATTATGAGGACAGTATCCGATTTTTGGAAAAAGTCGCCAGCGGCACAATTACTCTTGGCTTGTCGGATAGCGGAGAAACCGTAGAAAGCGACAATACTGTAGTGATGGAATCAGGCGGTAGCGTATGGGGGCGTGAACGTGCAAAAGGGTTTATTTGATGAGTAGCATTATTGCAGCCACCTCTAATGCGCTGATTGCGCAAATTAAGCGGCTATGTGGTAACCATTTAAAGGAAGTAGAAGAACATCCTGGTCAATGGGACGACAGCAGTGTTCGCCGTTTGGTGCGTAATCCGCCCGCCGTGTATGTGGCGTGGTTGGGACAAGTACCGAATGAACGCCGAAATTGCGTAACAGCGCGTTGGGGCGTGTTTGTGGTTGCCAAGGTGCTTAACGGACAACGGCGCGATGCAGTGGGCATTTATCAAATTGTGGAACGCTTAACCGCAGGACTGGATGGCGCACATATTGCCCCTAGCGGTATGTTTGAACTACAAAGCGTACAGAATTTGTGGAGCGATACCCAAAGTGGCATGGGCGTGGCTGTATATGGGATGTATTTCAACGCTGTACAACCCTTGCCTTGTGACACTGATGAAAGCAGTTTGGACGACTTCATTGTATATCACCACCAATTTAATCAATCACGAGATGAAAACGTCCTTGATGACAAAACTCAACTTACCGTAATTTTACCTAAACAGGGAGATCCTAATGAAAATTAAACCAAAAGCAGGCTTAATTATTCGCGACCCAGAAAGTTTTGAACAACTTTCTGAAGAAGGGGAAGAAAAACCAGAAACAGCATACTGGCTTAACCATTTAAAAGCTGGTGATGTGGAGCTTGTCAATGACAAAGCGGCAAGCAAGGCGAAAACAACCAAAGAGGACGAATAATGGCGATTTCATTTAATGGCATTCCTAACGCAATTCGAGTGCCTTTAGCTTACATTGAATTTGACAATAGCCGTGCCGTTTCTGGTACGCCAGCAATGTTGCACAAAGTTTTAATGCTCGGTCAAAAATTGGCAACAGGTTCGGCGATTGCTGGCCAAGCAGTACGCGTGCAAAATGAAGCTCAAGCAAAGGCTTTGTTTGGTCGTGGATCTCAACTTGCCAATATGGTGCGCGTGTTTAAAAAGCACAATAGCACGTTAGATTTATGGGTGTTGCCACTGGAAGAAAAATCTAATGGGGCAAAAGCCATTGGCAAAGTGCAAGTGGTGGGAACTGCAAGCGGTACGGGGGTGTTAAACGTAATGATTGCTGGTCGTCGTTATCAACAAGCGGTAGCGATAGGCGATACGGCAGCAACGTTAGCCGCTAAATTGCAAAAACTGATTGCGGCGGATGGTGATACTGTGGTGGAAAGTGCGGTGGAAAATGACGTGATTTCTTTAACTGCTCGCTTTAAAGGCGAATGCGGCAATGAGATTGATATTCGAGCCAACTACTACAGCGGTGAAAGTTACCCTGACGGCATTTCACTTAACATCACGCCGATGAGCGGTGGATCGGTAAACCCAAGTATGACGGATGCGATTACTGGCTTTGGCGCGGAATGGTGGAATTATGTAGTGAATCCGTTTACTGACACCGAAAGTCTCAACGCGCTACGCACGGAACTCGTGAATCGTTGGGGACCGATGCAACAAATTGACGGGTTGTGCTTTATGGCAAAAGGTGGCTCGCACGCAACCGCAACAACCTTTGCAGAACAACGCAACGATTATTTGTTTACGCTGATGGCAACTAATAAATCCCCAGAGCCTGCTTACGAATGGGCAGCTGCTTATTGTGCTGTGGCAGCGGGTTCGCTTGCGATTGACCCAGCTCGTCCTGTGCAAACGCTGGTCATGGATATGCTGCCGCCTGCCATGTCAGACCGTTGGGATTTACCGGCACGCAATACCTTGCTTTATAGCGGCGTGAGTACTTATACCGTGAATTCCAACAGCCAGCCACAGTTGGAGACGGCGATCACAATGTATCGTAAAAATAGCTTTGGCGATATGGACGAAAGTTATCTTTATATTGAAACCATTGCCACTTTAAGTTATTTGCGTTACGCCATTCGCACACGTATTACGCAGAAATATCCACGCCATAAACTGGCGGATGACGGCATTCGTGTTGCACCAGGGCAAGCGATTGTGACGCCAAAAGTGATCCGCGCCGAGTTGCTCGCCTTGTTTACCGAGTTGGAGTACAAAGGCTTGGTGGAAAACTTTGACAACTTTAGCAAAACCTTGCTGGTTGAACGTGATGCCGATAATAAATGCCGTTTAAACGTGCTTTCAGGCGAAGATTTAGTGAATCAGTTCCGTGTGTATGCGCACGCGATTCAATATCGTTTATAGGGGAAATGAACAATGGGGAAACAATACCAAGGGCGCGCCTTTATTCGCATTGACGGTGCAGAATATCCAACTGGCGATGACGCCACTTTAGACATCGGCGGTTATACGCGTGAAACAGTGAAAGGCTCACGCGTGTATGGCTATCAAGAAACTGCCACGGAAGCGACGGTGGAATGTAAAATTTTTAACTGTGCAGATATTGATATTTTTAAACTCAAAAATATGACCGACGGCACGGTGGAATTTGAAACGGACGTGGGGCAAACCTATTTACTTGCTGGCGCGTGGACGGTGGACGCGGTAACCCTTTCTGCTAAAGGAGAAATTACTTTAAAAGTGGCTGCGGTAGATTGTAAACCAGCGTAAGGAGTAAATTATGGAATTTCGTTTAAAAGATGGCTTAATGTTTGGTGATGAACCGCAGCTTGATGTGGAAACTCGTGAGCTGACTACTCAAGATTTAATTGAGGCGGAATGTGCGGCAGAACGTTTGTTGATGGATGCACAAGGTCAGCCGGTTCTAGTTGTTAGCCAAGTGTTATTTAACTATGAGCTGATTCGTCGCCAAATTAAACGCATTGGCAAAATTAGCGGTCCGATTTCCTTAAAGCAGCTTGGTTCGCTTTCCACTGCGGATATGGAAGTCATTAATGCGATGCTTTCCGCCCAAGAAATTGCAAAAGCGACCGCGCAAGGAGTCGACCAACGGGGGCGCTTGGAAGCAACAGACGCGTAATTTTGAGAAAGCCTGTCTGTTGCTGGCTAAACATTATCAATGCACCCCTTTGTGGGTGCTTTCTCAACCCATTCTTTCCTTGCCGCGTTTAATTAGTTACATCAACACATCCACTTAGAGGACATTATGGCAAGCTTTGGCAATTCCACTTCTTTTTATATCAATCTCGCTGGCAATATTAGCCAACAGGCCGCACGTTTTGGGCGCGATGTCTCGCAATTCGCCACCCAATCTGGCGCAAAACTGACCGCACTTTCCGCCCGAATTAAAGCCACTGGCGTACATTTTAAAACCTTGGGCGCAGGCATTGGCGCAGTGTCGAATAAAATCAACAGCATGGGCAATATGACCATCCCGATTTTAGGTGTGGGTGCAGCCGCTGGTGCTGCGACGGTAGGAAAATCAATGTTACGCACTGCCGCAGACTTTGAAATGGCAGGCATTCGGATGAAACAAACCTTTGGCGACCAAGGGGACGCAGCTAATAAATGGTTGCAAAAATTCGCCACTGATACGCCGATGGCCTTTGCTGATACGCAACAAGCGATGATGCGTCTGAAAACGGCTGGCATTGATCCGATGAATGGCTCGTTGCAAGCCCTTGTGGACTATAACGCTAAAGTAGGCGGCGATGCGGAAAACTTAAACGGTTATATTTCAGCCATTAGTAAGGGCTTTATTAAAGGCAAGCTCTCAATGGAAGAAATCAACCCATTACTGGAACGTAATGTCAAAGTATTTGATTTATTAGCCCAAGAAACAGGGGGCAAATACACCGCCGACCAAATGCAAAAGATGCTACAAGAAGGCAAGTTAGGACGTAAAGCCATTGCTGCGCTTTTACGCGCCATGGGGCGTGATGCCAAGGGTGTGGCAAAAGAACAGATGAAAACCTGGGACGGCTTAGTCTCTAACCTTGAAGATACTTGGACGTCAATGCAAGCGCGCTTTATGGAACACGGTGCCTTCGATACGCTGAAAAAGGAAATGGGCAGTTTTGTTGATTGGCTCAATGAAAAAATTGACGACGGTACGTTAGACGAATTTGCCAAAACCGTCAGTGATGTGTTGGTGAAAGCCTTGCAGGAGCTGAAATCCGCTGCCACAGAAATTAAACCCATCTTAGAAAATATTGGCTCGGTGATGAGTTGGATTGCCGAAAAGGCAGGTGGTTACGGCAATATTGCGAAATTTGCCGCCGCGCTTTATGGCGCAAACAAGCTGGCACGTATTAGCCTTTCCGCCGGGCAAAGTGTGTATGGCTTTGGTAAAGGTGTCGCTGGTGTTAGCAAAGCTACATGGGGGATTGGCAAGGCATTATTTGGACGCGGTAAAAAAGGTAGCTTACCGAATCCAGCGGACAGTGTTGCCAGCGCAATTGGGCAAACGGCGGGTGTGCAATCGGTATATGTGGTGAATATGCCGACTGATTTCGGCGGTGTGGGTGGTGATTTCAGCGGTAAACGCAAGCGCGGCAAAAAAGTGCGGTCGAAATCCAATGGAAAATATCGACCAAATGATCTAAACCATAAACCAGCAAAAGCAGTCAAGCCAACGGGTGCACCTAAAGCATCACCGACTGTCGCAACAAGCGGTGGAGCGAATGTGGCAAATGGTGTGAAACAAGCCACCCAAAGCCTGAAAACCACTGCCACTAATGTGAGCAAAAGCACGGTGAATTTGGCGAAATCCGCCACGTCTGCGGTGAGTAAAACTGTGTCGAAAGCGGTGCCGCTATTGAATACTGGCTTGGCGATGGCACAAGGTGCAGCGGTATTATTGGATGAAGATTCCACCGCCCGTGAGAAAAGCGAGTCTATCGGTTCGATTGCAGGTTCAACTGCTGGGGCAATTATCGGTCAAGCCTTAATTCCGATTCCCGTTGTGGGAGCAGCGATTGGCGGCTTTTTAGGCGAATATGTGGGGAGCTGGCTGGGCGATAAAGTCGGTGAGCAATTCGAAGAAAAGCCTAAAACTGCAGAAGCCCCCGCACAGCAAATTTCTGCTGCGGTGACCAATGTGGGGCAATCAGTGGGCAATTTTGTGGGGAGTGAAATCGGCGAAAAATTGGCAGGCATTAATCCTATTGATACGAAATTAAATGGGCAAATTGAAGTGAACGTAAAACCCGTAGCAGGATTAATGGCATCTGTTTCACGTGCAGAAATTAAAACGAACCAATCAGACAGCAAATTAAAAATTCAAACAATGACTGGTTATAGTGGCCCGTCTTTATACAGCGGAGCATAACAATGAGCAAAATGCGACAAAAAAGCGGCAAGGGATCTTTCCGTGGCGTGCCGTTTTTAATTGAAGACGAACAAGGGATGGACGGTGGTCGCCGTTTGGTGCGTTATGAATATCCATTACGTGATGACGGAATGACGGAAGATTTAGGCCTACGCCTGCGCAATTACCACATCAGTTGCTTAGTAATTGGTGATGACCATGTAAAACAGGCAGAAAAGCTGATTGAAGCCTTAGAAAAACCAGGAACAGGTACACTGAAACATCCGTATTTCGGCACTAAGGAAGTACGCGTAGATGATTATAAGGCGGTGTATTCCACCGGACATTTACGCGTCACGCGTTTTGATATTAGCTTTATACCTGCTGTCAATGAAATTGCGCCGCTAGCCAAGAAAGATTCCTTGTTTGGTGTATTAAATCAATATGCGGATGCACTGAATGCACTGACTGATGAGTTTGCGGAGATGATTGAAGGTGTGTTGGATTTTATTGATGAACTCACTGCGCCAATTTTTAATTTAGTGGATTCCTTTATTGGCCTAATTGAAACCGTATTTGACGGGATTGGTGCGGTGTTAGCTGTGGGAAGCGAATTTAAAAACCGCGTAATGGGCTTTAAAAATCGCTTGAGTACACTGATTCACACGCCGCAATTATTCGCGAAAGAACTACAGTCCTTGGTGCAATTTGGGGGGCAAGGTGTAGCAGTAAGCGCATCTGGTCGTGTTGTGAATCACTATTACGGTGGATTACAGGTAGCAACGGCAATGCCTGTAGAACATTCGCTAAAAAATGCGGTGGATACGCAACGTGTTTTTGTGCAAATGACCGCGCTCAGTGACGCGATGAACCAAGCCAAAACAAAACTGCAACAACATCATCCAGAAATGCCCAAATCCGTATTAGAGAACTTACGTGACGGAAAAACAAATCAACAGTCTATTCACAAGACCTTATCGCGCAATGTGATGGCGCAATATGGTATGACAAATGTACTGAACGCACTGCAAGCCAAAGCGCAGTTTGTATTCTTGCGTTTAATGCAAACCACGCTTGTGGTGGAATATGGCAAAGCTATTGCGCAAGCCATCACGATACGTACAAAGGGCGAACCATCAACGATTGAAAGCCGTGCCGATATGCAGCGTTATTTGCGTGATATTGATGAGCAACTTGAACGGGCGATTTTTGATTGTGCCGATCACGAGCAATGGCAAAGCTATGAAGCATTAGAGCAATTTCGCTTGGCATTGTTGTTGGATTTACGCGCGCGTGGTGAGTTGTTGGCAGAAAGTAAAATGGTGGATTTAACCGATACACAACCCGCCTTGGTGGTAACCTTTAATGAAACAGGCAAAGCTAAAGGTTGGGAACGCGTAGTGCGACGCAATCAGATTCGCCACCCGTTGTTTTGTTTAGGCGGTTCGCAAGTGGAGGTGTTGGCATGAGTGAGGTTATCGAACAACCTGAGATTAAGCTTTACTTAAATGGGTTGATTTTTACTGGTTGGAAATCGCTTTCCATTACCCGTTCATTGGAAGCAATGAGCGGACGATTTGAACTAGGAATTGCAGTGCGTGCGGAAGATGACGTTTCTGTGTTGAAAGTCGGTGTTGCATTGATGTTGGAGATAAACGGCGAGAGGGCGATTACTGGCTACTTAGATGAACTCAATCAAAGTATCAGTGGTGAGGACAAATCAGTGCGTATTAGCGGACGAGATAAAACCGCCGATTTGGTGGATTGTTCGGTGATTCACAATAGCTACCACTTTAAAAATCAAAATCTGCAAGAAATTGCCCGCACTTTATGCATGCCGTTTGGCATTGATGTGGTGTGGGCGGTACAAAGCCAAGATGCAGCAGAAAAAATCCCAGTGTGGCAAGTTGAGCCTGGCGAAACGGTGTTTGATACGCTAACCAAAGCCGCGCGGCATAAGGGGGTGTTAGTGACATCTGATGTGAATGGCAATTTAGTGTTTACTGAACCTAGCACAGAGCCAGTGGGCGAATTGATTTTAGGGCAAAATCTTTTAGAGTTGGAATTGACGGACAGTTGGGCAAATCGTTTTAGTCAGTATCGGGTGATTGGCGACGCCGAGCAAGGTGGCGAAAAAGGCAGCGGGAAGAAAAACGGTAAAGACAATGTGAAAGAATTTGACGGTTTTAAAGAGGATAAACAATGAGTGCCAGCGGTTTAAAAGTAGAAGTAATAGATCCCGATATTACACGCTATCGTCCGATGGTGATTATCGCTGACGATAATATGACAGGGACGAGCGGTTATCAACGGGCAATGTGGGAACTCAAACGTAACAAGGCAGAAGCGCAAAAATCTACAGCGACCGTACAAGGCTGGCAGAAACCTGATGGTTCATTATGGTTACCCAATGAAATTGTTTGGCTTACCGCACCCGAGTTGGGATTTGAACGACAGGCTCGTTTGATAGTGGAAGTCGTTTTTACTCTTGATGAGAATGGTACACGTAGTCAGCTTACCTTAATGCACCGAGATGCCTTTGATGAGCCTGAGGAGTCTTTGGATAAGGTACAAAAAGGTAAAAAGTCAAAAAAATCAAAGAAAGATAATGTGGCGGAATTTGGCGATTTTAAGGAATAATTTATGGATGGTTTAAATAAGGTTTTAGCTCCACTTAAACGCGGTTTAAAGTCGCTGATTTCGCGTGCGGTGGTGTCCATTGTAACGGATTCCTTCAGCCGACAAAATCTTCAAGTGCGACTGCAAGCCGATGAAGTAGTAGATGATGTGGAGCGTTTTCAAAATTATGGGCATTCTTCCGTGCCAATGGGCGGCGAAGCTATTGTGCTTTCCATCGGTGGCAAGCGTTCACATTTGGTGGCGATTGTTGTCGAAGATAAGGGCGTACGCCCGACTGCTTTAAAACCTGGTGATTCGGTACTTTACCATGCCGAAGGGCATCAGCTATTATTAACCCAAAATGGAGAAGCCATTCTGACCTGTAAAAAATTTACGGTGAATGCGGATGAGATTAACTTTGACGCTCCACAAACGCAATTTGCTGGCGATGTGACTATTATTGGAACATCAACAGCAGCAGATCACCTTTCAAATGGTAAGAGTGGCGCGAACCACGACCACGAAAAAGGGGTGGGTAAACCGGTGTAAAAGCGATGTCAGATTTAAGTATTATGTGGAAAGACGGCGAAGGTGATGTTGTTTCGCTTGATTCTGCATTATTGACGGATGACAGCTTAACCAATGCCATTGTGATTAGCTTATTTACCGATGCGCGCGTAGATAATCAACGCGGCTGGTGGGGCAATGACTTTAATCAGAATGAAGAAAGACAAGTGGAAATGGGATCTCGCCTATGGACACTTGCCCGCTCTAAACAACTTGCCGATGTGCTTGAGGATGCGCAAGCCTATGCCGAACAAGCCTTACAATGGCTTATTGATGATGGTCACGCCCTTGCCATTGACGTGATGGCGACCAATCCTGAACAGTCCGTGCTGTTGTTAAGCGTTGTTGTGACGTTGCCTAATGGGCAAACCGAGCAACGCACGTTTTCAGCAGTATGGAGCCTGTAATGCCTTATCAATCCCCAACGCTTTCTCAACTTGTCAATCAGGGCGAACAGCAATTTCTAAGCCGTTTTCCAGATGTTAAACGACATTCAGTCGTGTCGGTATTAAATCGCATCAATGCGGCGTTAAGTGCCAGTGAGCATCAACATCTTGACTGGTTAGCTCGCCAAATTATTCCCACCACAGCAGATGAAGATTATTTGCTGGAATATTGCGCCTATAAGGGCATTTATCGAAAGTCGGCCAATGCGGCACAAGGCGTGATTCGTATTGAAGTCGTAAGTGCGACAGAAATTACCGAAGGCACGCTGTGGCGTGATGGCCGTTCCGATTTAACCTTTGCCGCGGTGCAAACCACGCAAGTACAAGCAGGCTTTGCCGAAATTGCCGTGCAATGCACAGAAAACGGCAGCCAAGGTAATCTCAATGCGCAAACTCAACTTGCTTTGACTAATGCTATTTTAGGGGTAAAGCCTAATGCGACTGTGCTGAAAATGAGCGGTGGCACAGAAATGGAATCACTTTCAGCTTTATTAAGCCGTTTAATTCAACGTGTACAGCATCCGCCTGCAGGTGGTGCACCACATGATTATGTGCGTTGGGCATTGGAAGTGAATGGGGTTACGCGTGCTTGGTGTTTTCCGCGTTATTACGGTGGCGGCACAACTGGCGTGGCGATTGTGTTAGACAATCAGACAGATATTTTACCTACCACTCAGGATTGCGAGCGAGTGAAAGCCTATATCAGTGGACACAAGAACACAGTGACGGGACTTTGGGAAGGCATGCCAGCAGGCAATGAGTTATTTGTATTTGCCCCTAAAGTGAAACGATTAGATTTAACCATTCGTCTTGTGCCAGCAACAGAATCGCTAAAAAGTGCGGTCAAATCAACGTTAGTTTCTTTGTTTCAAACCTTGGCACCAGGTGGGCTTTTATATCTTTCCCATTTGCGAGCAACCGTTTCTAATGTGATTGGCGAAACAGATAACAGCATTCTTTCGTTGCAATCGGATATTCAACTAGAACGCGATCAAATTTTAGTGTTGGGGAATATTACATGGCAAACCTAACACAAGTAGATTATTTAGACGCCGCATTAAAGTTATTGCCAGTAGGCTTGGCGTGGAATCGTAGCCCTGATAGCAATATGGGGAAAATTTTATCCATTCGTGCCGAACAATTAGTACAAGTCAATGAAACTGCCCATCAGCTCGTGAAAGAACGAATGCTCAGTAATGCATTTTTGTTACTAGATGATTGGGAGGTTTTTTATGGACTACCAGAATGTACTGAAATCAATACGATTGAAACACGTCGTGCCGCGTTGATAGCGAAAGATAATGAGGTTGGCTCATTCAATAAATATTATTTAGAAGAATTAGCAATACGCCATGGTTATCAAATTAAGGTGGTAAACCACTATCCACACCATTGTTTACGTGATTGTGGTTATCCTTTACATCCGCAAGAAAATGCGTGGCGTGTATTTATTTATACGACATCAAAATCTATTCGGAATGCAACGTGTTTGGAAGATGTGAGCCAAGAGTTGGTGTTATTTGAACGCTCTAAGGTGGAATGTTTTTTAAAGCGTTTTTGTTATTCTCACCTAGAAATGATCTTTATTTATCAAGAGGAATGATATGTACGCACTCGACAATAATTCTGGTGTCGTTGTGATGCCAGAAGTGAAAAATCAACAGTTTCAGCCAAATGCACCGCGTTGGTTTACCGAAGGTGGAAATGGCATTGCGCCGAGCTATCCAGGGGCGGACTGGTTCAATATTGTGCAGGCTGAACTGTTAAATATTTTAACAGATGCTGGGATGACGCCAGATAAAGGGCAATTTAATCAAATTACGCAAGCAATTAGAGCGCTTGTTTCTGCATCTGTAAAAACATCATTGAACGATAAAGCACCTATTGCATCACCAATATTTACAGGCACGCCAAAAGCCCCGACCCCAGCTCAAACAGTCAATGATACTACTGTGGCTACAACCGCCTATGTTCGAGCGGCGATTGCTGCATTGGTCGGGACGGCACCAGCAGCGTTGGATACTTTATCCGAAATTGCGAATGCGCTTGCAGAGGATAAAAATGTTAAAGCGA